GTTGAACTGAACCCTGTACATATCCTTGAGCATCAATAATTGGTCATAAGAGACTAAATAGGACACATTGTGGTACTTTGGAACAATCAAGGAGACGAAGGAATCAGAGATCACGGTTGACCGGGATAGCTGCACCTCCCTGACTCCTAGATCTCCTTTAGATCGGGATGTAGCCAGATCGTTAACGACCTTCTCTATCTCAATCGCCACAGAGAGGAAGGGAATCAGACCCTTTGTGAGATTTGAGAAGTCTGGAGGGGAATACCCAATGCCCCAAGGTAGGCCCCATCTGGAAAGACCAGCTGATGCATGAGAGCTGAGGGATATAGCAACTGCTGTTGCATCCTTGGCAGCTTGTGACCCAGTAGTTTCTGAGAAGAAGGTCCTTACCATGGGATATTCTGAGGGGTCCAAGCACTCAATCTCTCTGGCTCCAGCCCCTGTTAGGAAGCGTTTAATGGTATGGAATTCCCCTCTGTACTCATGAGCGTCTACTGAAATCCCAGCCCTTGTCTCCAGCAGCCTCAAATAGAACCTGTCCCTTCGGTTGATGATTATTGGCGAATTGAGGTAAGTATTGATGAAGCTTCTCTTACCCATGACTGAGGTTGATTCTCTTTAAGGGTAGCTAACTAGGTTTTGTTAATTGTCGTAATAAGTTCATCAATCATGGTTTTGCATTAAGAGGACCCCTCAGAAAGAAAGAAAACCCCTTTTCCAAGAGAGTAAGGTCGGAACCTACCCTGCACAATCTGACTCACCTGGATCTGTGTAGGATTGCTAGCTGGTAGCGTTAAGGTCAGCAAAAAGCTTGTTCATGTCGTCCATGGAGAAAGGGGTTGGATCAGTGTGCCCTGTCTCCTCTGGAAGCAAAACCCCAGTCCCAACCAACTCAGCCTCAATAGCTACCATCCGAGAATTAAGAATCTTATTCTCCAGGTATAGAGACGATAGAGCTTTCCTGCATTGAGAGAGTGTGTCCCTAATGTACGTGGTTGCATCATCGGTTCCTCCCTGTGAATGGGGGTGAATTTTCGGAGGTACATTGGCATCAAGATATACTTGATCAACATCCTCACCTTGGACAACTTGTGCCACAGCACGCATTACCTGGCACATTCCTGTTATCTGACCAAGATTCTGGCCTCGTCGGTTACACTCCGCCAGCGTGGAAATTGACGTCTCTCGCAAGGTCTTTGTTGCCTCTAAGACCTGGCTGGCAGGCGTCTTTGGTCTGATTAATCCCTTCCGGCCAGAGCTCAACTTGATCACAGATTGATGTTGTCCAGCCATCCTTGTAGAAACTGTAATAAGC